GCTATCCATTATCTCATTGAACTTCTGTGTCACCTGAGTGATCTGAGTGCGAAGTCCGTCCAGGGAATTGTTATTCCCACCAGTAGCCTTCTCCATGTTTTTGAGTTCATCGGTGCAGAATTGAATCTGCTTCTTCATTTGAGTAAGGGCATCTGTACTGTCCTTGGTTACAGAACCCAAAGCAGTTGCAAGTTTGTTGACTTGTTCAGTCAACTTACTCAAATTATTTTCGAATTGATCTCCGGTGTTGTCTGCCACTTATGGCTCCTTACATTCCGCTTCGCATGGAAGCCTGTTCTTGATCCATTCTCTCCTTCTGCTCTTTCACATAGTTAATCAATAGACCCATATAAATCTGCCTTTCCCACGGAATCATGTTCTCGATTTCCGTGAGGCTGAAGTTATGGTCTTTCATCATTACGAAATGGCATTGCAACAAGTTCGCAAGCGACTCATGCAGCATTATGAGGTAAAAAAATCTTGCATTCCTCGCAGAGTGTAATGATTTTCATGGTTGCACTTTGAGCAAGTAAAGGTGACTTCTTGCTTAATGGCAGGAATGTCTTGAAAAAACTTTGCGATCTTCTGAAACATACCTTGTGACAAATTCTCAATAAAATCAATAACCTCTTCTCGTGAGAAGTCCTTTGTCTTGTAGGTCTTATCTTTATCAAAAATTACTTCAATGCACGAAGCGATTAGGTTCATCGAACGCTCGGTATTTTTCCCTGTGTCATTTTCGTCCATGCCCTCCATGCCGACCGTATCTTCAATTGTGGGATAACGCATGATTACACCCAACTGATCAGTCAACTTAATTGTGTTGCTGTGATCTGGAGTATGCACAACTCCAACCTTGGTGAGATCGATATCAACGGAATTTTGAGTTTGACATTCGGAGCATTTGAAGTTTGGAGAAATCTTCTCGCCTACAGACTTGATGCGTAGTTGAAGAACAATATATTCCAAGTCAAAAGGAGGGCAGGTTTCCACATCAACGGCTCCGAAAGTGCAATCGGAGATGACGGTCTTTGTAGTGCTTTGAATCTGTGTTGGATCCTTGGTCTCCATAGCCAATAGGAGAACCTTCTCCTCTTTAACCAAGAATGGACGATATTTGATCTTCTTGCCCGAAGAGGGGAGTTTCAACTCATAGGTTGGGGTAGCAACAATAGGTATAGCCATAGTAATCTCCTTGGATCGTAATATTTATGTCAAATTAAGCAATGTTGTTTTGAGGGGGTAATCCCGCATCCTGATAATTGATAACCCGACCTTGGTCTGCAATAGGCGCACCATTAGCGGGTTGATTATCGATACCGAAATTCTCTGCCCCTCCAAGTTGGGATATTTTATTATTTTTTAGGTTTACTGTGAGTTCATTCATAATCATTACTTCTTCGGGATGGGTGGCTGCCCATTGATCGTATTCTACTTGTTGTTGAATATCAGCATCAATAACACGCAATTCATACAATGCCTTCAAAAGTCTATCGTCATATGTGGATATATCGACCGCTTCTCTGAATGCAAACGACACATTGGTAAAGGATGGTTTTCCGTTTGATCCCCATTCTAGAGTTCCACCATTTACATTGATTGACCTTGGATAAACTTCCGTAAAGCGAATACCATTTAATGCATTATCTTCATACAACGATATAAGTTTACTCATCTTCTTTATGTGATTTGGAACAAAGATTAAGGTAATCTTGGTATGTTTTGCATAATCATCATAAAACGAAACATATCTTGTAACAGGATCAATGATGCCATCCATCCATTTTTGCATGAACATATACTCTCTAGCAAAAGGAGAGTTATAGAACTGAATAGTCAAATCATCATCAAATGTAGTGGTGTATGGCACTTTACGCTTGGGTCCACCAATATCCCGATCCAAAGTAGACATATACTTGCTAGGAACATTTACGCTAAAAGCACGCATCATCAATCTCTTGTCAAATTCGGATCCTCTAAAATCAAAGTTTTCATCTAACCACGGACTCTCAATAAACAGAATAAATCGTTGCGATTGTCCCAATCCATACAATGATGCAGATGACAGAAAATCTCCAACGATAGTTTTTGGGTTGAACTCGGTTTTTCCTTCATTTGGTGGAAATAGAAATGATTTGAAACTCGGGGCAACGGACAATGCATTTTCCATAAAAGTTGGCATTAGATCTTCCTTTTGGATTCTTTCCAGACATTTTCTTTGACTTCTTTTTTGAACCGTTCAAGTGGTAGAAACAGCATAAACTTCCAATAAAGAGGGGGAACTTCTGTTACTTTGGTTACGATATTCTTGTAGTAATATCTCTTGATAGTGGGCTTATAGTATTTTAGATCTTTGGTTGCTTTAAGAGTCGCATATGCCAAATCAAAATAAGCCTTGGGGTTTTCATCAAAATCTTCATCATTGAGATATTTGACTAGTGTATTGAAAAATATCTGTCGATCCATAGGATTCAGATAGTGGAAATTCAATCCTATGAATCCATTCTCCGCATAATCTAGGATCAGAACCATCGGAAACAAATCATAATAGGGCAGAACTTCCTTGGTTTTGGGAGTATATCCAAATAGATAAATGCTGCCTGGTTTAAACCGTACAATAGAACTTTCCGTTCCAGATGTTTTAATGATACTGGCTGGATTTATTGGTCCTATGTTTTTCAGGTTCCTACGAAGCCACGAAGTAGCCTGCGGAGAGGTCATTTCTATTCCCTCTGCAAACATTCTCCGTAAAATCTGTATGGCATCTTGTTGGCTCATTTCTTGGCTCCGAAGATGTCATCTTCTGTCAAAATTTGAAACTTCCACTTGCGGTCGGCACAGAACTCCCGTGCTGCTTCCCATTTTGCACTATTGACCATCCAATCCCTTACTTCGGTCATCTTGCCCCTGCTCACCCGCGCACCCGCGCCCGAGGGCATGGAGGGCTGTACGGTCTTCTTCTTGGGCTTAATCTCTATCAGAGTGTTCTCTTCTAGTCCATCCTTATTCTTGGTCTTGATCCAAAAGTCCACAAAATAGCGATGAATCTTCTTGTCAAACGGAGAACGATAGGGAATGATTACTTCTTCAGATGACCACTCCGTAATATTCGGATTGGTATCACAGAAGACCATGAACCGCCTTTCCCATAGCGACCGATAGACACAATTCTTCGGATCGCCGCGATACTTTTGCGGGTTGGTCGGGGTGTAGAAACCTTTGTAACTGCCTTTAGGAATAGGGGTTCTCCTCAATTTTGTATTTAGCAGATTACGCTAAATAAGATTAGACAGGAGACCCAACTTGGAATCATCCAACTTCATTCAACGGCTATATGGCAATGGTCAGGGAAGAGTCTTTACCGGTTCACCCGATGGACAGGCAGATCGCATTATGGAGCGAACTGCTCCGATACCGTATTCCACGGAAGAGCGTTCGTTTTACCGATATCCCTTTGATTTAGGAGACTCACCAGAACATCAAAATTTTATCGTAATTGACATATTTGAAAACAAGGGTCAGGGTCTTCAAGGAGAGAAAAGTGAACAGCCATTCTTTAATACAGGTATTGAAGGAGTGGACAAAGCCATCCAAGGAGCAGCATCCAAATTGGATGCGGCTAAGGCTTTAGTACCAGAGGCAAGTATGATTGGAGGATTGCTTGGTGCAGTATTTGGCGGAAAAGACTTCTTGCAAGGAACTGCGGGAACAGTTATAAAGGGAGCCAATCTCCTAACTTCTGGTCTTGGTAAAGATGCACTTGGAGCAGTATCCAAAGCAGGACAGCAAAATATCGAATCCCTTGGAAAAGGCGAGGAAGGATTTGTCCAAGAGGCTCTTGGTATTGCAGGTTCCATGAAACGGTCAAACAAGACAATCTGCTTGTATATGCCTGGTGGCGTTAAAACAAACTACAATACCAAATATACAGAAACCGATTTCACTAAAATTGCCCAAATGTCCACTTTGGTTCAGGGTGGAATGAAAAATATTGCAAGCATGGCTACAAATGGCAGTTTAGATGAGTCAACGAAATCGGCATCGGAAGCCGTAAGCAAACAATTGGCTATGGGTGTTGTCAAACAACTTGGCGAAAAATTGGATGAGATCGGTGACAGCATGGGTCTTGAAGGCAAAACCAATCTAGATGCATTGGTTCAGGCAGGGCAGCATCGCAAGGCAAAGAACCCATTTGTTCTCCAATTGTTTGAAAGCGTTGATCGAAGAAACTTTGAATATAACTTTGAATTCATACCCAAAAGCAAAAAGGAAGTTGCCGAAATCTACGCAATCATCCGAACACTCAAGCGATACGCATTGCCTTCACGATCTCTTGGAGGTCGTTTCTTGGACTTCCCCGCAGAGTTTCGCTTGACCTATGTCAATACAGATAAGGAAAATCTTTATCTGTACAGAATGGCTCGTTGTGCATTGGTAGGTATTGATGTGGATTATGGTACAAACCCATTCACCACATTCAAGCCAGATGATGGCGGCGCAGCCCCAACACAAATTAAGTTGGCACTCAAGTTCAACGAACTCGAAATCCTCACACAGGAAAGAGTAGATCAAGGCTTCTAATCCATGCCATATTTCACATACTTTCCCTCAATTGCATACACAACTGACTCTACTGATCTGACAAAGATCACGGTGGTCAAGGATATTACTGTTCGGGCTAAGATCAATGATTACTTTAAAAACACGGCATTGGCTTCTTTGCCGTATGACATACAAGATGGCGAAAGACCCGAAACTCTTGCACACAGAATTTATGATCGTTCGGATTTGCATTGGACAATCTTGTTGTTCAATGAAATCCATGATCCGACATTTGAGTGGCCATTGTCTTCTGCGGAACTTGAAAGCAAGTTGCAAGCGAAATACAAAGGATACGCTCTATACTATCCCGATGGTATCGGATCTCCCGATGTATTTCAAAATCAAGAAAATATTCTATCACTAAAAGGGGCAACTACAATTAGTCAGATGATGGCGGATGGTAGTGTTGTCACCGCAAACATCGTAAAATGGGATCCCACTTATAACTGCATAATCATTGAAGGTGAGCAGGCTTCGATGTTTGATCCCACTTCAGATTCACCGCTTTCAACTTACGATGGATCTGCATGGGCGTATACAGATGGAGATACCTCAAACCTATTTTCATTTACAAAAATAGTTCCTTATGAATACGCAGTACACCACTTTGAAGATAGCGATGGAAATGTTTTAGATCCTCGTAGCGGGACTCCTAGTG